TTTAAATTAAAAAAAATAGTTTGAGCGATAGCGATAACTAATATCTACGAAGTAGATATTTAAACTATTAGATTAATAATACATATAAATAGTATTAGCACACATTCTGGAATAAAAAATGAAAGTTACACAAATACTTGTAGAAAAACAGCATGAAGGTTCAAAGGGTCAGCTTAAGGCTAAAGCACCTATGCCAAAAAAAATGAAGGCAGGAACAACTAAAAATATTAGCAGAGACAAACTAGTAGGCGAAGCGCCGTTTAGTGATTTAGGTACAGGCTTGAAAAAGTTTGGTGCAAAAGCTGCTGCAAAATTAGGTGCTAAAGATACGGCTGCAAGTATGGCTGGAGATGTTGATAAAAAAGAACGTAGTAACACAATTTACAGACGTTGGTTAAGCACAGCAGCATCAGCTAATATTGATAAAAATAGAGTTGATGCACAAACTCTTGCAAACTTTATGGCAAAACAAGGATTGCCTACACAAATGTTGAAAACAATTGACAGCGAATTACAAGATAGACAAGTGCAGACTATTATTTCAAAAGCAGTTGCCCAAAGTTTTAACCCAAATGCAGCAACGCCTCCTAAAGATGCTACGCCAAAAAAAGCACAAGCAGGTGACGAAGTTTCAGTAGATCCTGCAATGCAAAAACAATTAGATGCATTAAGTCCTGAACAGAAAAAAGAATTGGCAGCAATGTTATGAAGTTACAAGAAGTTACATTATTTGAAAACAAAACTCACCGTATTCTTAACGAAGGTTACGAAACACTTACTGAAACCCAAAAGCATGTACTTGGACGTTTTGAAACAGAATTATGGCCACTACTAGAAGACTTAAAAACATTATTTGAACAAAATCTTACACCGCAACAAATACAAGCAATCTTTACTAACGCTGAACAAGTTGCTATGGATAGCGGTGCTAATAGAACAGGATTAGGAAAAGCAGGCGATGCTGTAGCAGCAGGTGCAAAATTACCTAGACAAGTATTAACAGCAGTAAATGACAAAGTAAATGAATTAGGAAAACTTGCAAAAAACTCAGGACCAGTTCAAAATGCTGATCAAAAGTTTAGAGAATTAAAACAAAAAATTGCTGCTGAAAATCCTGATAATAAAATTGTAAAAGCAGTTCAACAAGTTAGTGATTGGGCAAAAGAAAATCCAGGCAAAGCAACACTTGCTGTTGGTATCTTAACTGCTACTGCTTCTATACTTACAGGACCAGGCGGCGGTGCTGCTGCTGGTTTTTTACTTCGTAGTACAAAGGATTTACTGCAAGGCGAAGATTTATCAACAGCAACAGGACAAGCTCTTAAAACAGCAGCTATTGGTGCGCTTGTAGGCGTTGTTGCGGATCAAGTAGGCGGGTTCTTCCAAGGTGCAAGAGCCGAAGTGATTGATGCTGAAAATTTTGCAAGGGTTGATTACGGCGCAAGTAAAACTTTATCTGCTCCGGGTTTTAGATGGACAGAAACAATACAAGGTGTAAACATAAAAGTTACACCTAATGATGCTGAATTAATACAAGATCTAATGTCTCAAGTCGGAGAAGGTGGTAACGAAGCAACTAGTGCATTTAATGAGTTATCTGACTTAGCAACAAAAATAAAGTCAGTTGAATATAAAGACACATTAGCAGCATTAGGTGCAGAAGCAAAGAATAATGATTCATTATACCAATTTATAACAGCAGCAAAAAAAGGTGTTACTGGACTAGTACAAGGTACCGCAGCAGCATCTGGTGGTAAAAAAGAATCACTTGAAGCTGAATATGATGCATATATAGCAGAAGGACCATTTGGTAATATTACAAGTAAAGCAGCAGGGTTAATGAAAACCGGTGCTACAAAAACTAAAGCCGCAGCATCTGCAGGTGCTCAAGCAGTTGCAACTAAAACTGCTCCTATGCGGAAAGAATTAGGTAATAAAGTTACACAGAAAAAATTAATGACTGCTTGGAATGATTTAGGTAAGCCTACTGATATAGGTAGTATCTATAACATTTTATATGATGCTGGATTAGATAAAGATCTTATTCAAGCTGTATCAGTGCAAAGCGATGTTAAACTAACACCAACAGCATCAGATAAACAAGCACCAAAAGTTAATTTAAAAAAATTAGCTGCCGAAATTAAAGCAGCTGGGCTTAATGATGTTGTAAAACAGCAATTAGCAAAACCTGCACCAAAGGTTAAAAAGAGTGATCCGGCAGGATTACAAGCAAGAGGTGACAGAGCAAGAGCAATGAAACCTAAAAAAGTTAGTTAAAAATAAGGCATTTGAGTTTTTTTAGTAACTTCAAAGTTTTCTTTAACAAGTTCGCCTATAATTTCTCTTTCTTCGGACCCTAACGCAAACGCTTCATCGATGCTTAGTCCTCCACGCATTAGCCAACTTAATTTGAATAGTTCTAATTTCATATTCTTTGTTTGATTTTCCATATTCGTAACTTCTTGTAGAATACGGTCAATTGGCCACGATAGGATCCTTATACGAAAAAATTTGATGCATCCAAAACTACAGGTAAATCAAACTGCTTTGGCGCACCTGCTGCAAGTTGTTCTTCAGTAGACTCAATTTGCAAAGGTTGTATTTCAAACTTTTTCTTTTGTGTTTCCATATGATCCATAATTGCATTATAAAACTTCGTGTCAGCATTATTAATAAACTCTTGTATATGTAAAGGATTTACTACTGTTTGATCCTCTACTACAATTTTTTCAATACCTTGTGCAACAACATTTACAGTCATAGAAGTTAGTTTACTAAAACTTTTAGAAAACATTTCAACTTTTTGTTCATCTGACATGTTTTCGTCGTTAACAATACTAAAGATACGCTGTTCTTCAAAAGACTTTATTGCATTTTGTGTAAAAGTTTTATAACTTAATGGTTTTAAGTGTATTGCCATATCATTCACATATACAACATTTTCGTATGTAATTTCTTGAAATGTATCTAAGACTCTACGTAGATCAACAGTGTACGTGTGCTCTAAATTAGTGTTAGGCACAGTAATTGTCATATCCATTGTTTCTCCCATACTTGCAATTCTAATTGCAGTAAGAACAGCATCAAGATCAATACTAGGCATAGCCCATGCGTTTTTAATATTAGGTATACAACTCTGAATAGTATCCACAGTTGCTTGTCCATTTAATAATGCATCAGGAGTTTTCATAGACAATTCGTCCTTTGCAGTCATAGCAAATACAGGAAATTCTCCTGTTTCTGTCATTTCTAATGCTCCGGGATCATAAAACTTGCCTTGACTAGGTAATTTTATATAAACTTTCGGTTGTCGAAAGTATTTTCCTAAAGGATTTTGGTTAGTATTTTCCACCACTTTTTACTCCGCATAAATACATTATATAATAGTATGTATCTCTATTATTTATATGCGCACTTAATTGGTTGAACTGTATATGGCTGAAGAAGAAGTAATTATTTCCAACGTTGGCAAAGACGGTGTTGCCTCTGAAGTTACACTTCAGCGGTTGCTATCTGCTATGGAAAAAGCAAAAGGATTAGACGATAAAGGTAGAAAGAATCTTGAAGGTCTAGCAAAAGCAGCTAAAGACAGCAAAGGCAAATTTAAATCGTTCTCTGAAGAGATAGAAAAAACTACAACCATTATGGAAGATGTAGGAAATACTCTTAAGAAAACATTTACAATTGAAAATTTTGGTAAGGCATTAGGTGCAGCAGCAGGTATTACAACAAATTTTGTAAAAGAACTTGCAACAGGCGGCGACGAGCTAGGAGATTTTGCACAACATATTCCTATTGTAGGCGGAAGCCTGGGTATGTTAACTGGATTTTTACAAGATAGTTTAGATACATTTAGAGCATTATCAGATGTAGGTGCAGGATTTGGTAACGATTTATTAGAATTACGCAGAGTAGCAGCTAGTGCAGGTGTACCTTTAGATATGTTTGCTAGTTTAGTTTCGCAAAACGCTGATAGTATGGCTCTCCTAGGCGGCACAACATCACAAGGTGCAGCAGTATTTGCTAAACTTGCTAAAGATATGAGAGCAGGTGACATAGGCAGAAGATTACTAAACATGGGTTTCACTACTGAAGAACTCACTGAAGGTTTAGGAAACTATATTGACTTACAAGCAAGATTAGGCCGTGTAGGACAAATGAGTAATGCACAGCTTGTGCAAGGATCTCAGACATACTTGACAGAACTAGACAGATTAGCTCGTGTTACAGGACAATCTAGAAAAGCATTACAAGAAGAAATGGCTGCAATGGCGCAAAAATCTAACTTGCAAGCTCTTGCAGATGCTATTGGCGGCGAAGGCGGAGATAACTTCTTAGCAGGTATGGCAGCAGCTAGAAAACTACTACCTGGATTCGGCGATGTGCTTGAAGATCTTGCTGACGGTGTTGCACAAACACCTCTTGCTAAAAAACTAGCAGCATTAAGTCCGGCAGTGGCAGATGCAGCAGCAGCATTTGGTAGGGGCGAAATAACACAATCAGAGTTTTTTGATAGTTTAAAGAATGTAGGCGGCCCGCAACTATTACAATTTGTTGATAGTTTAGATGCTAGTACACGCTCTGCACTATTACAACAAGAAGGCTTTAGTGAAATGCTCGGTAGTGTTCACGAATTCCGCAAGTTTGTACAGAAAGAGTTTGATAGTGCTGAAGCAGAAGAGCAACAACAAAGACGTAACAGAATTAATGAAGGGCTTAGTACATTCCAAGACAGCCTAATGAAAGTACGTCAAGCATTTGTTGATGGTTTTGTAGAATCGGGATTAGCAGCTAAGTTGTCAGATTTACTTGTTACATTCTCAGAGCAATTACTAGGTGCAACACAATACTTTGCTGATATGCTTAAAAAGTTTTCAGAAGATCCTTTTGGTACTATATTTGAAATGTTAGGTGACGGACTAGGAAAAATTTGGGAAAACAAAGGTTTAGTTGCAGGCATAGTAGGCGGAATAGCTGCATTATTTGCTGCTAAAGCAGTTACAAGTGCATTAGCTGGTGCATTCAAAAGTGCAATTAGCGGAACAGTGTCTAATGTTGCTGGCAAAATATTCAGTGGCGGAGATGCAGCAGGCGGTGGTGGTACACCTAAAGCACCAAAAGGAAAACCAGGAGCAGCTGGCGGCAGAGCAGGCGCACAAATTGGTAACTTTGTAGGACAAATGGGTGCAGGCGTAATGAAAGGCGCTGCTGCCGGTTTAAAAGCATTTGCTAATCCGCAGATATTAGTTGGTGCTGGTATACTTGCTGGTGCTATTGCCGCGGTTGGTGCCGGTATAGCAGGCGCTGCATGGTTATTAGGTAAGTCGTTACCTACATTTGTTGACGGATTAAAGTCATTTGAATCAATAGATGGTCAAGCATTATTAGACGTATCTTTAGGTATGGTTGCACTAGCAGGAGCAATGGCAGCATTTGGCGCAGGGTCAGCAGTTGCTGGTTTAGGCACAATGGTAGGCGGCATAACCGAAGGCATTGGCAAAATGTTTGGTGCCGATGATCCATTAACAAAACTAGAAAAATTTAGTGCAGCAAATGTTGATGCTGCAAAGGTAAAAGCAAATGCAGAAGCTCTAGTTGCATTTAGCGGAGCAATGGCGCTTGCTGGTGCAGGATCTGCTGCTGAAGGACTAGGAACTTTAGTTAGTGGTATAGCCGGCGGCATTGGTAAGTTGTTCGGTGGTAAAGATACTGTTGATTTACTTGGTGATATGGAAAAATTTACCGCAGTAACTATTGACAAAAATATTGTGCAAAATAACGCCGATGCGATGACCGCATTTTCTAAAGCAATGGCACTTGCTGGCGCTGCTTCTGCTGCTGAAGGTTTAGGTACGCTTGTAAGCGGAATAGCAGGTGGCATCGGTAAACTATTCGGAGCAGAAGACCCACTTACACAATTAATATCGTTTAGTGCTCAAACAATTGATAAAACTATAGTTCAAAATAATGCAGAAGCAATGGCAGCATTTAGCACAGCAATGGCAAATGTTGTACAAATGCCAGCAGCAAGTATTTTTAGTAGCATTAGTACTGCAATATCTGGACTATTTGGAGCAGAAACACCATTTGAACAATTAGTGAGCTTTGGAAATCTTGCAGTCAATACAGCAGGTGTTACAGCAAATGCAAATGCAATGGCTGCATTTAGTTCAGCAATGAGCGGTGTTGTAATGATGCCGTCACAAGGTGTATTTTCTAGTTTTGCAAGTGCGCTGTCTGGATTGTTTGGCGGTGATACTCCATTTGATCAACTTGCAGAGTTTGGTGCATTAGCTATTGATGCAGAAGGTGTTAAAACTAATGCAGACGCAATGAATGCTATGAGTGTTGCATTGCAAGGATTTGCAACCCTAAGCGAAATTGAAATAAACAAGAACCTAGCAAGTAGGCTATCTGATTTAGCTGCTGTGCCTGATTTGACTGCATTCGCTGATAACATAAAACAATTAAGTGGTGCAGGAACTATAGACGGTGTAACAGCGCTGAATTCACTTGACACAGCGGGCGTTTTGTCGTATACTACAGCTATGGAGAACTTGGTTGAAGTCCTAAAAGAACTTAATGATGAATTATCTAAAGATAATAAAGTTGGATTTGGCTCAGGCACTAATGCAGGTGACGTTGTAAGTAAAATGGATACAATTGGCGGCGGTGGCGGTGGGTCACAAATGAGCGATCAGCAGCTTAATAGGTTAAATACTACGCTTGATGCTGTTAAGACAATATTAGAAGAAAACAGAGATTACAATCAGGCTACTGCTAAGGCAGTTAAGAATGGTGATCTACAATTAGGATTATAAGATGAGTTGGAAAAAACATTTTACACCTGTTACATCAGGACATATTAACGGAGGTGGATACGGTCCGTTAGGCGGTCCACGTAATGGTAGTGAACCGGGACCAGCTCGTTCTAATTATTCGTCTTATCTACCAGATGTTTATGTTGGTACACCGAATCGTGTAGAACGATACGGTCAATACAATACAATGGATTTAGATTCAGAAGTAAATGCAGCATTAGATATTTTAGCAGAATTTTGTACACAAAAACACGACGAAACGCATTTAAGTTTCAAAATGAATTTTAATACAAAAGCAACAAACTCAGAAATTACAATTCTAGAACAATATCTAAAACAGTGGACAAAACTACAAAGATTTGAAACAAGACTATTTCGTATCATGCGTAACTTATTCAAATACGGAGATGCGTTTTTTGTAAGAGATCCAGAAACTAAAAAATGGTTTCATGTTGATCCTGCTAATGTTGTAAGAATTATTGTTAACGAATCAGAAGGCAAAACACCTGAGCAATATGTTATTAAAGATTTTAATTTAAACTTTAGAGACATGGTTGCAACTACACCTTTTCAAGTAGCAGGTAACAGTACAGGTCCACAAGGAAATTATATAACCGGCGGTTCTAGAGGAATGACAGGAACTGTTAGTAGATCAAGTGGAAGTAGATTTCAAGAAGGCGAAGGTGAAGTTTCTGTTGATGCAGAAAATGTTATACATCTTTCATTGTCGGAAGGATTAGATCAAAACTATCCTTTTGGTAATTCATTATTAGAAACTATTTTTAAAGTATACAAACAAAAAGAATTACTTGAAGATGCAATTATTATCTATCGAGTACAACGTGCGCCAGAGCGCAGAGTATTCTACGTTGATGTGGGCAACATGCCTTCACACCTTGCTATGCAGTTTGTGGAGCGTGTAAAAACGGAAATACATCAAAGACGTATCCCATCGAAGACAGGCGGAGGTCAAACTGTTGTAGACAGTAGTTATAATCCGCTGTCAATCAACGAAGACTACTTCTTTCCACAAACTGCTGAAGGCAGAGGCTCTAAAGTTGAAACACTTCCAGGTGGCACTAACCTAGGAGAAATTGATGACCTTAGATACTTTACTAATAAGTTGGTACGCGGCTTACGTATCCCAAGTTCGTACTTACCAACTGGAGCAGATGATTCAGCTTCACAATACAATGATGGCCGTGTCGGAACAGCTTATATACAAGAATTACGGTTTAATGAATACTGTAAACGTCTGCAAGGTTTAGTTGGTGAAGATTTTAACCAAGAATTTAAACGCTACCTTTTAGAAAAAGGCGTAAATGTCGACGTTGGTATGTTTGATTTAGAATTCCAACCTCCGCAAAACTTTGCAGCATATAGACAAAGTGAAGTGGATAATGCTCGTATTCCTACTTTCCAAACAATGAGTGCTATACCATTTGTTTCAAATAGATTTGCAATGAAGCGTTTCTTAGGAATGACTGATCAAGAGATTGCAGAAAACGAACGTCTATGGCGCGAAGAAAATGAAGAGAATCTTGAAATGCCAGAAACAGATGCAAGTGGCGAAATGCGCGGTGCAGGCATTAGTAGTGCAGGCATTGACGATGACTTAGGTGGTGGAGAAGAAGAAATTCCAGATGCAGACGGTGCTATAGATGGAGGTGCAGGAGAAGGACCTTCAACAGTAACAGGTGATGATGCTACATCAACACCACCAACAACGGACCAAACGGTATAAATACATTATGATACTACGTGAACTATATTACTTTGACAAAGACACACTTGAGACAAATGATGAAAAGCATCTTGACCTAGCTGCTGACGAAAGCCAATTAGAAAAAGATGATACACGTAAAACACGTTTGACATTACGTCAAATTAATAAAATGCGTAAAGCAAGTGAATATCATAACGACGAGAAAGTAAAAGAATTAGATTTTATTCGTCAAATGTATGGCGTTGCTGCCAATGCTGAAGCAGCTATATAATTTTTAAAATATATATTATATGACTATTGCATTTGTTGTAGGTAACGGTGTTAGCCGATCTCCTATTGATCTTACAGAATTACAAAAACACGGACCTGTATATGCTTGCAATGCAGTTTATAGAGATTTTAAACCTGATTATTTAATTGCAGTAGATCCAAAAATGGTTATAGAAATATGCCATTCTAATTATCATGTATATAATAAAGTTTGGACAAATCCAAATAAACGTTATAGCGAATTCAAGCGTTTAAATTATTTTAATCCTAGCAAAGGTTGGAGTAGTGGCCCAACAGCTTTACATTTAGCAAGCGAACATGGGTATGAAAAGATATACATATTAGGATTTGATTATTCGGGATTAGAGAATAATACAATTGTAAATAACATTTTTTCAGGTACAAAAAACTATAAACCTACAGACGGAAAAGCAACTTACTACGGAAATTGGGTAAGACAAACTAGAAGTGTAATAACAAATAATGAAAAAATTTCCTATATTAGAGTTATAGCACCAGATAATTTAGAGCCTCCACAACTAAATAATTGCAACTACAAAACAGAAGAAATTCACATTTTCCTTCAAAATCTGCAAAACGGCTCGTTTTGAGCCTATTTTCGCGCATGTTTTCTTATAAATAGTAAATACATTGACAGCCTAGCCATAGGTACATACATTTATAGGAGATTATAATGTCAGATACAAATAAGTTCGAAGAAATGCTCGAGCGCCTTGTAAACGAAGATCGTGCAGGTGCTGAAGAGTTATTCCACGAGATTGTGGTAGAAAAATCAAGAGATATTTACGAGCAGCTACTTTCAGAAGAAGCTGACGAAGAAGTAGATGAAACTACAGATGAAGAAGTAGATGAAGCTACAGATGAAGAAGTTGATGAGTCAGACGAAGATCTAGACGAAGCAACAGATGAAGAAGTCGATGAGTCAGACGAAGACCTAGACGAAGCAACAGATGAAGAAGTTGATGAGTCAGACGAAGACCTAGACGAATTTATGGAGCCAGCACTAGAAGCAGATCCAACAGACGATATGATGGGTGATCTAGCAGCTATGGGCGATGACGAGCCAGGCGACGAAGAAGGTGATTCAGAAGGTGGAGCAGAGGCTGCACTTGACGACCTAGAAGCAGCATTAGACGCATTAAAAGATGAGTTTGCAGCAATGATGGGTGACGGCGGCGACGACGACGATGCAGAAGAGCCAGAAATGGACATGGATGCAGGCGACGACGAAGAAGGCGAAGAAGAAGCAATGGCTTTTGAAGCTGACGACGAAGTTGAAGAAGCTTCAGACGATGTTGAAAAATCACCAACAGAACAAATGCGTGAATATGTAGAAAAAATCGGTGGCGACCAGTACCAAGCATATGGTAAAATGGGCGACAACGGCGCAAATACAAAATCACCAGTTGCAGGTAAAAACGACATGGGTGGAACAGTATCTAACATGACACAAGCTAAAGATAACGAAGCTGGTGCGCATGATGGATTAGGTGACATGAATTCGAAAGAAGAAAATGCAGGCAACGTAAACGTACCGGGCGGTAAAGCAGCAAAAGCTGGTAAATCAGAGCCAGGACACGGTGCAGAGAAAAAAGCCACAGGCGACAACGGACAAAACAAAAAGTCGACTATTGGTTCTTAATTGAGGAGTTTAGGAATGATGAACTTACGAGAGAACTTGACATTCGACCAGGCAAGGATTGTTGTCGAGTCTGCTAACGAAGGTAAGGACCTTTTTATGAAGGGAATTATTATTCAAGGCGGGATACGCAATGCGAATCAGCGTGTATATCCTGTAAATGAAATTGGCAGGGCTGTCAAAACTCTCAATGATCAAATAAGTGGAGGATATAGTGTTCTCGGTGAAGTTGATCATCCTGAAGGACTTAATATTAACTTAGATCGTGTTAGTCATATGATATCCGAAACATGGATGGACGATGCAAACGGTTATGGTAAGTTAAAAATTCTACCAACCCCTATGGGACAGTTAGTGAAAACAATGCTTGAAGCAGATGTTAAATTAGGTGTCTCCTCTAGGGGCTCTGGTAACGTAAGAGAAGATGGGTCCGGTGAAGTATCGGACTTTGAAATAATCACTGTGGACGTTGTGGCACAACCAAGCGCCCCTGGTGCATATCCAACACCAATCTATGAGCATTTAATGAACGCTCGCGGAGGATATAAGGCATACGAATTAGCTCAGGCAACAAGAAACGACGACAAGGCACAAAAGTATCTTAAGGAATCACTGATTAATATAATCAGTAAACTCCAATAAACTAGGAGAATGTAATGATAGATGCACTAAAAACACTTTTTGAAAACGATGTTGTTTCAGCAGATATCAGAGCTCAGATTGAAGAAGCATGGGAAGCAAAAATTCAAGAGAATAAACTTGCTGCTACTGCCGAGTTACGTGAAGAGTTTGCTCAAAAATACGAGCATGACAAATCCGTAATGGTCGAAGCAATAGACACTATGATTTCTGAAAAACTTTCAGAAGAAATTGCCGAGTTTGCAGATGATCGCAAACAATTAGCAGAAGCAAAAGCAAAATATGCTGTTGCAATGCGTGAAAATGCAAATCTATTAAAAGGATTTGTAATGTCACAACTAGGCAAAGAAGTGAATGAATTACACACCGATCAAGTTAGAATGGCAGAAAATTTTGCTAAACTTGAAGAGTTTGTAGTTGAAGCTCTAGCTAAAGAAATAGCTGAATTTGATGAAGATAAAAAGGACTTAGCTGAAACTAAAGTGCGCCTCATCCGCGAAGGTAAAGCTCATATTAACAAAGTTAAATCTAAATTCATTGAACGCAGTGCTAAAATGGTATCAGAAACAGTACAGTCAACTCTTGCAAAAGAGATTACTGCACTGAAAGAAGATATTGATAGCGCACGTGAAAACGACTTTGGTCGTAAATTATTCGAAGCGTTTGCTTCTGAATATAGCACAAGTTATCTGAATGAAAAGTCAGAGACATCAAAGCTGCTAAAAGTTGTTGAAATTAAAGAAAAACAACTTGCAGAAGCAAAGGTTGCAGCAGATAATGCTGCAAAGCTAGTTGAAACAAAAGAAGCAGAGAAATCTGCACTAGTTGAATCAGCTACAAGAAAAGATATTCTAAACGAATTGGTTGCACCACTAGGTAAAGACCAGCGTGAGATTATGACAGACTTACTGGAATCAGTTCAAACGGCGAAGTTAAGATCATCGTTCGACAAATACCTACCGTCAGTGATTGACAGTAAAGCTCCAGCGAAGCAGAAGGCACAATTAAAAGAAGGCAAAGAAATTACAGGCAATAAAACTAACGTTAGTTCACAAGCAGACGTAAATGATGGAAACGTTGTTGACATCAAGCGTTTAGCTGGATTAAATTAATAGGAGAAAATTATGTCAGAACTACTAGAAAGTCGCTGGCAGGAAACTAAAACCGCTCTTGTTGAAGGTTTAACTGGAAACAAGAAAGCTGTAATGGAAAGCACTTTAGAAAATACTCGCAAGTATCTTTCAGAAAGTGCAACAGCTGGTGCTACTTCTGCCGGTAATGTCGCAACACTTAACCGTGTTATTCTACCAGTCATTCGTCGTGTGATGCCAACAGTCATCGCAAACGAACTAGTTGGCGTACAGCCAATGACAGGACCAGTGGGTCAGATCCACACACTACGTGTACGTTATGCTGATGGCAATAACGGCGCAACAGCAGGTGAAGAGGCTCTAAGCCCATTCAAGATTGCTGAATCTTACTCAGGTGAGCCAAGTTCAGGCGGCGCACCAAGTTCAACAGGATCAATGGAAGGTGAAGCTGGTAACAGACTAAGCATCCAGATCTTGAAACAAACTGTCGAAGCAAAGACACGCAAGCTATCAGCTCGCTGGACTTTTGAGGCAGCACAAGATGCACAAGCACAGCATGGCATCGATATTGAAGCTGAAATCATGGCAGCATTAGCACAAGAAATTACTGCTGAGATTGACCAAGAAGTACTAGCTTCACTACGTGCATTAGCAGGAAACGCAACACAGACTTATGATCAAGCTGCTGTTTCAGGCACAGCAACATTTGTTGGTGACGAACATGCTGCATTAGCAGTACAAGTCAACAAAGTTGCAAACGAGATTGCTCAGCGTACACGCAGAGGCGCAGGTAACTATGCAGTGGTTAGCCCATTTGCATTAACAATCCTACAGTCTGCAACTACATCAGCATTTGCTCGTACAACTGAAGGCGCATTTGAAGCACCTACAAACACAAAATTCGTTGGAACACTAAACAACGCAATGAAAGTGTATGTAGATTCATATGCAGCAGACGGCACAGATGTACTTATTGGTTATAAAGGATCAAGCGAGTCAGACGCACCAGCGTTCTACTGCCCATATATCCCGCTAATGAGTTCAGGTGTTGTACTTGATCCAGGTTCATTCGAGCCAGTAGTGTCATTCATGACACGTTATGGCTACGTTGAGCTATCAAACACAGCGTCATCGCTTGGTAACGCAGCTGACTACCTAGGTAAAGTTGCTA